TTAAAACTAAAGCGGAAGCTCAAGTTGAATTGGAAAAACTAGGTTTCACAGTCAAATCCTCGATTACGAAAGATGTGACTGTTCTAGTAAATGAAAGTGGTAAAGAAACCACAAAAACACAAAAAGCCAGAGAGTCTGGCGTAATTGTTATAACAGACCTAAAACAATTTATTACGGAGAATAATTAAATTATGACTACCCCTAAGTGGACCGAAGAACGTACTGCACAGCTTATCGACAGCGTTGGCGACGAATCACCAGTAACGCGTGCAAGCGTTGCAGACCTCGCTGAAGCACTTGCTACAAGCACACGTTCAATTTCATCCAAGCTGCGTAAGCTAGGATACGACGTTGAGTTGGCATCAGCCGCTCCTCGTGCGTTCTCTGCAGACGTAACCGAAGACCTGCGTGCGTTTGTTACCGCAAATAGCGGCGCATTCACATATGCTGAAATCGCTGAGCAGTTTCCTGGCGACTACACTGCCAAGGCAGTACAAGGTAAGATCCTCTCGATGGAACTTACAAGCCACGTCAAGGAAGCTCCTAAGGTTGAGCACGCCAAGTCGTACTCGCCTGACGAAGAAGCTCTCGTACTCAAGCTAATCAACGCTGGTAAGTTCGTAGAAGAAATCGCAGAAGCAGTTGGCAAGTCAGTCCAGTCTGTTCGCGGAAAGGCATTGAGCCTTCAGCGCGCTGGCGAAATCGACGCGATGCCAAAGCAGCGTGACATTAAGGGTCCAGCCGCTGACCCGCTTGAAGCTATCGGTGATGTAGCAACTCTTTCTGTAGCACAGATTGCTGAACAAATCGGCAAGACTGAGCGCGGAGTTAAGACAATGCTTACTCGTCGTGGTCTCAAGGCTGCCGATTATGACGGTGCAGCCAAGAAAGAGAAGGCTGCTGCTTAAGTTTTCTTTTTGAAAGTAAAAGCCGGAGCAGCATTACGCTGCTTCGGCTAAACTTATTTTAAGGAGATGACTTTTGAACCTCGCTAGTGCACTATTTAAAAGGATTCTTGAAGAAGAAGACTTCGATACTTGGTCCAGCTTAAGACGGCATTATCTGCCTAGTGAGTATTATGTAGTCTATGATACTATTGAAAAACAGGTAAATAGCTACCATAAACTGCCTTCTATCGAAGAGCTTAAGCTGGCAATAAGGGATGCGGCTACACTAGATAAAATCTACGCAGTAGAAGCTATCGAAGTAGAGGCCGAACCCTTTCTTCTTTTAGACTATCTAAAAAACGAATTTACGCAGAAAGAAACATTGGTTCAGTTACATAATTATGTAGAGAATTCCATTTCTTTTGAAACAGCCGAAGAAACAATCGATTCCCTCTATAATATTATTTCTAAGATAGAGGATAAGGTCGAGCTTAGAGCCGCCGAAGCTAGTCTCCAGAAGATGAATTTGTTTGAGTCTGATGAAGAAATTGCGGACTATATTCCTCTGGGATTAAATGCCGACTTCGATAATGTTGTTCGGTTCAAGAGTAGCGATTATATTCTTATGGGTGGTAAGAGAGGTTCAGGTAAATCGATTACTTGTTCCAATCTAGCAGACACTGTGTACCGCCGAGGCAAGTCAGTTCTATATTTCAGTATCGAAATGCCGACTAGAGAGATTCTCCAGAGACAATGTTCTATTGGCTGTGGTGTTCCTCACTCTAAAATCAAGTATAAAACCTTGGATAATCTAGAGTGGCTAAAGGTTGCTCAATGGTGGGCTGACAGATACGAAAACGGCGAAAAGCATTTAGAATTATATATGGCTCACAGAGACTTTAATAAGTTTCATGCTGCTATCCAAGCCGAACAACTGAAAGAAGTACAGATAGACATTATCTATGAACCGTCTCTAACTCTGCCTAAGCTAAAGGCAGAGATTATCAAGCGAGTACGCAAGCTAGGCAATGTAGGATTGATTATCGTAGACTACGTTAACCAAGTTCGTAAAACGGCAGGAAGTGACGACAAATTCGATTGGAAAGACCAGATACACGTAAGTACTGCTTTGAAAGAACTAGCCGGTGTATTGCAAATTCCAGTCTTCTCACCATATCAGATTGATGCTCAAGGCGAAGCACGCTTTGCTAAGGGTATTCTAGATTCCGCTGATGCGGCGTTTACACTAGAGGCAGGTCCTGATTCTATTCAATTCACTTGTACGAAGATACGAGGAGACGCTAAGATTGACTTTACGTCTAAGGTTGACTGGAACTGTCTCCGAATTGGCCCTGAAAATGGCATAGAGATTGTCGTTGAGAGCGATGAACCAAAGAAGAAAACTAGCTTTAAGAAAGAAGTTGATACTAAACCAATTATGGATGGTATCTATGATGACCCCCCGTTTTAATAGGAGCCATTTATGGTAGTTGAAGAGTTACTAAAGTCTCGTAGCTTAGAGTTCAAGCCTAGCGGCAAGGACTTAGTAATTAGATGCTTAAATCCAGAGCACGAAGATAGGAACCCTAGTCTTCGTATTGACCGCACTACAGGCATATTTAACTGTCTGTCTTGCGGTTACTCTGGAAATCTATTCCACCACTTCGGTGAAAAAGTCAACTTCCTAGACCAGAGGCGCAGCAGACTTCTGGAAACCATCAATAAAAAGCTAACAGAAACTAGTGGGCTTACCATGCCTGCCAATGCCGTGCCATTCAATCAGGACTGGCGCGGCATATCTGCTGCTACTTTCCAGAGGTTTGGTGCTTTCCAGCACAACAATCCAGAGTTTATCGGTCGAGTAGTTATACCTATTCGTAGCATAACTGATAAGATTGTTTCTTTCTGTGGTAGACATCAAGGACAGAATGACCCCAAATATCTGTTTCATCCAAGTGGTAATTCATTGCCACTGTTCCCATTAGTTAAACCCATACAAGGTAAAGTGATACTAGTAGAGGGTATAATGGATATGATGAACTTGCATGATAAAGGGCTTACAAATGCTGTGTGCGCGTTCGGAGTGAATAAAGTTAACGAAGAGAAGATAAATATCTTGAAAATCCAAGGAGTTTCTGCTATAGATATATTCTTCGATAATGATGACGCTGGACAACTAGGCGCAGAAAAACTAAAAGAATTGCTAGAAAAACATGAATTGCCGAGCAGAAATATAACGATGCCCGGCGTTAAAGACCCAGGTGAATTGACAGCCTCTAAAGTGATCAAGATTAAGGAGACATTATATAATGCGTAGAGTAGCAATAATTGAGACTAAGCCGAGCCGTACAAACTTCGAGAAGAGTTTCAACAATGAGTTTGAATTTGACCGATTCGCTCTGTGCTCCGACCCTACTATCAAGAAAGTCCTAAAGCGGGACGTTAATATTCAGTTTGACCCAGACAATTATGAGTGGGTTATTCTAGTAGGCTCCGATGCATGCAAATACTTCACAAAAAACGCGTCTGTAACAGATTACAGCGGTAAAATTGTAGAAGATAAATTCCTTCCGGTAATTAACCCTGCCATGGTGACATTCAAACCAGAGTCTGCTAGACTGTGGGAGGAGTCCCGTGACAATATTATCGGATATATTACTGGCACAAAGAAAGTAGCCACATACTCTACTGATAAAATTTACGGTATCACAGAAACCGAAGACCTAATCAAATTCCTAAAGGCGGCTATCGCTAGTCCGAACCCCTTTATCGCTCTTGACTCTGAAACTACAGCCTTGTATCCTCGCAACGGACACGTTCTTGGTGTTAGCTTATCGTATGAACGAGACCACGGAGCATATATTTTATCAGATTGCATTGACGAAGAGGCTTCTGACCTTTTCCAAGAACTTTTCAACAAGAAAACCGTAGTATTCCACAACGCTAAGTTCGACTTGGCGTTCATGTCATATCAGTTTGGTTGGGAGTTCCCTAACTACGAAGATACGATGCTTCTTCACTACTGTATTGATGAGAACCCAGGTACTCATGGACTAAAGCAACTAGCACTGCAGCTTACTAACTATGGCGACTATGAACAGCCTATGTATGACTGGATTGCGGACTACAGAAAACGTACAGGGATGTTGAAGGATGATTTCTCATTCGACCTTATTCCTTTCGATGTTATCAAAACCTATGCAGCTATCGACGCTGTAGTTACGTTCCTTATCTATGCAAAGCTAAAGCCTGCTGTGACGAAGAATAGAAAGCTGAATCGCGTATATAATGATATTCTCATTCCAGCTTGTACATTCCTAATCCAGATACAGGACAATGGCGTACCATTCGATATGGATAGGTTGCAGTTTGCTCAGAAAGAAATGCAGAAAAGCATTGATGAATCTATTGACGAACTGTATCAGGAGCCTAAGGTTCGAGAGTTTGAGGTTGCCCAAGGCAAGCCATTCAACCCTAACAGCGTTATGCAGCTTCGTAGCTTCTTGTTCGATTACTTGAAGTTGCAGCCTACAGGCAAAAAGACAGATAGCGGTGCTAACTCTACCGATGCCGAGGTTCTGCAAGAACTTGCGGAGCAACATCCTATTCCTCGCCTAATTCTCAACATTCGGCAAAAGGGTAAAATCAAGAATACGTATCTTGATAAGATTATTCCACAGCTTGATAGAGATGGTAGGCTTCGGACTAACTTCAACCTTCACGGCACTACTAGTGGTCGACTAAGTTCTAGTGGTAAGCTGAATATGCAGCAGTTGCCACGAGATAATCCAGCGGTTAAGGGTAGCATCAAGGCTGCTCCAGGCTACAAGATTGTTTCTGTCGACTTAACGACCGCTGAAGTCTATGTAGCAGCTATTCTCTCAGGAGATAAGGAACTACAGAACATCTTCAAATCTGGACAAGATTTCCACTCTACAGTTGCTAAGAAGGTATTTAAGCTAGAATGTGATGTATCCGAAGTTAAGGCTCTTCATCCGCTGCTTAGGCAGGCTGCTAAGAGTACTACATTCGGTGTTATGTATCAGGCAGGCCCAGAAACAGTTGCCGAGCAGATTAACAAAGAAGCTAGGGCCAATAAGATGAACTATCACTTCACTGTCGAAGAAGCTCGTGATGTTATTAAAGAATACTTCAAAGCCTTTAAGGGACTCAAGAACTGGATTGACGAGAACAAAGCATTCATTGGCAACAATGGCTATGTATATTCTCACTTCGGACGTAAGCGTAGGTTGCCTAATGTACTGTCAACAGATGGTGGCATAAAGTCGCACACTATTCGCTCCGGCCTTAACTTTCTAGTTCAGTCTCCTTCGTCGGACGTTAACCTACTAGCAGCTATTGATATGCAAAAGTACATCAAAGCTAATGGTATGAAGGCTAGAATCTTTGCACTAGTACATGACTCCATCCTTGCGGAAGTTCCCGAAGATGAAGCAGACGATTACGTGAAGAAACTCACTGGCTTTATTAAGTCTGACCGAGGCTTATCCATTCCAGGATATGCTATTGGCTGTGATTTCGAAATTGGTGATGATTACTCATTTGGTAAATTCGAGAAACAGTATGGACTGGTATGAGTATAACAACGAGATACCACTAAACACATTGAAGGCGTGGCGGGAAGAAATTCTCGCCACAGCCCAGTTT